CACGTTAGCCCCCACGTTAGCCCACACGTTAGCCCACACGTTATCCCACACGTTATCCCACACGTTATCCCGTTTAAAAAGATTCCCTGCAAATTGGCATCCTAGAGGAGAGGCAACGAATAAAATATCCGGCTCTTCTAACTTACAGAAAGAATATAGTTTCTTAATTAGAATCGTGGCGTTCTCTTTATCTATTTTCTTTCCACTCGAAACCTTGGCAATCCATTCTTTAGCGACTTCGTGCATTAAAGCTTCTTGTTTCTTTGTTAATTTTTCTAGCATAATAATTTATATTATAATTTAATCTCTCACCTGACGCTCCTCTTGCTCATCGTACTCTCTTTGAGCATAGAACTTATAAGTACCTGCTGGGATTTCTATTGTTTGATGTTCATTGTGAGTCAATAAAGCTCCTTCTTCTGTTTTAAAGTAACCTAGGAGATAGTTATTGTCTTTCGTAGGCAGAACTTTAAAAACCTCGCTTCCTTTACTTAGAACGTGAAAATGTCCACTTGCCTCTCCTTCAAGAAGAATAGTATCTTCTTCCTTTACTAGACCTTCGGGGATTGAATCTACTCTTTCTACGAGTACATCTCCGTGGCGAAATACCTTTTTCATAGTAATTTTGTTAATTGATAAGTCGGTTATCACCCTATCATATCCTTGTCAAAAAATCAATAGCAAAAAGAAGCCGCAAGTTGTATACGGCTATCCTCTATAACGTAGATAATATATATTTGTTACGTCAAGTGGAAGGGGTTGCAAAAAGGGGAATGTTGGCGTATGGTGTGGGTACAAATTTAATCCACGCAACATGTCTCAACAATTTAATCACGGCTTGTAAATATCTTTCCGCTCCTGTTCGTTGCGTGGAGCTTCAACGGGGGCGGAGAGATGTTTATAAACAAAACAAAATGTACACAACCATAATCCATCCAATCAGGAGAGCTTATAACCTGTCTTTGACAGAGTATTGTATTTTAGATTCAATACACATGCTTTCTAATAACGAGAAGTATGGAGGATGGTGTATTATGTCTAAACTTAAGATAGCAGAGGAACTAGACTTGAGCGAGAGAACTATTCATAACGCCATAGTCACCTTAGAGGCAAAGGGACTTGTAAAGAAAAATGAGAAGGGGTTTTTAAGAACAACTGATGAGTGGAACGAACTGTTAGCCAATAAGCATGACTACATGATTGCTTTTAAGGGTAAAGAACAGCAGTTTATAAGTGGGAACTTGCAGCAGAAAGCCGAGAACATCTCGCCGACTGCAAAAATTGCAGACACTCTGCAAAATCTTCCAACAGGGGTGCAAAAATTGCAGACCGACCCTGCAAAAATTGCAGACAATATATATAGTAATAATAACATAGATATTTCTTCTAAAGAAGAAACAAGATACGGAGAGTTTAAAAACATAAAACTTAAAGAAGGGGAAAGAGAGAAACTGGTAGAAAGGTTTGGAGAACCTTCTGTAAAGGAAAGGATAGAAAACCTCTCAACTTATATAGCCTCTACAGGAAGAAAATACTCAAGCCATTACGCCACGATTTTAGCATGGGCCAGAAAAGAACCTCAACTTACGGCCAAGCCTAAAAAAATTCCGCCAGTCACCCAGTTTGAAGATGTGCCACCCACTTTAAACCCCGAACTACGCAAGAAAATGGATGAGATTATTAAAAATAAAACATGGTAATAAGTTATAGATACGTCAAATAGAAAGTATATAGAATCTTGCTTTTAAATGATAAGTATGCTAGTATCAGATCAATGAATATGAACATTTTATTATTATCTAATTAACATGTATGGATTACAAGATTACAGATTACGAGCAAGCGTGTGCATTGAGAGCTTGCAAACTAGGCCCAAAGAACATTGAGATAGACCCTCAGAATGACAAGAGGTGCTTCTTCGTATTCGATGATTCTCCTAGGGTTAGAGAAGTAGCTAGGAAGTTTGGAGCGGCGGAGTTAAAAGTTAATGTATTAGAACTCACTCATGCTATGAGAGATTTAAAGGCATGGATGTATTCTATAACTCAAAACTCATGACCGATTGGATTCAATGGACAGTTGGAGTTATTGAATACCACGATTTAGGATATATGTTTCACGAGAAGAAACAGAACAGACCCTACAAGTACGCAACTCCAGCTACAATAAATAGAATTAAACAAATACCTAACAGAACACCACTATATGAACAAACACTTTAGAAAGACGCTAGAGGAAACAATGGAAGATATATACGCCAAAGATGGTTACGAGGTTTCTTATGCTGAATTAGTTAAAGGTAAATTGATAGACAGATATTGTCTTGTATTTAGGAGAGAGCAATTTGAAGGAGATATATTTGAATGGAATAACTTTGTACACAAGGTAAGTAAACTAGCACGAGAATACTATGAACAAAACCGCACTAAAACTTCTTAAATGGTTAATGGAACGTAATCACTTCAACAACAACTGTAAAGAAGTAAGTAAAGAACAAGCAAGAAAGCAATGGGAAGAATTTGGAGAGGCGATTGTAAAGAAAACATTAAATCATTCAGGGTGTACAAGTTTGCAAACATTCAGACAAATCGCTAAGTATTATCTAACCCAAACAAAATGAAGTACATAGAGCAGCTTAAAAAGAGTTACGAGGAAGCCATGGCTTTTAATGACTGTTGTCCAGAATCTAGGAGTGAATTTGTTGGAAATTACGTGTTCGGCTTTACAACTTATGATTCTGACAAGGGGAGTGCCTTAGAATCTCTAACGAATGATATGTTAGAAGTCTTGAAGGTTATTCTTGAGAAAAGGAACTTTGAGTATCTTGAGAACGAGGATAATTATATGAAATATATGACAATGGTGAACATGCCATTCTTGATAGATAAGCTGCAATGGGGAACTTCTATACGCGGAGCATGGCTTGATGATTGTAATAAAAAGTTTGAATTAGATTGTGGGAGGATAGTTATTGAGGAAAAGGAATTAAATACCTTTATTGAACAGTTATTTGAATTCTTAACCCAAACAAAATGAGAACAAGAAAAGAAATAGAAAGAGTACTGTGTAAAATTATAGCAGACAAAGATAGCGTATGGCAAAATATATGTATGCAAAGCCTTATGATGGACATCCTTTTAGATATTAGAGAACTGTTAGAGAAAAAGGCTTGATTTATTACTCAAAGTATGGTAAGAATAGGACTATAGGAATGATTGATTTGTAGGGGAGGGCAAGTCAAGGGCTTTTCTTCCCCTACAGGGTTTTACAAGATTATGAAGAAATACAACAACTTTCAGGAATTACTCGAAGCAATTAAGGAACGGACTTATAATTCACTAGACGATGATTTTAATACTAGACACAGAGGCTCCAACACAGATCAAGAGCAACAGGCCACCGACAATAGACGAGATGGCGAAGTTAGAAGTTAAATATGCTGAAGCCATGGCTATGTTATTTCGACAATTTCAACCAATTAAACTAATACCTAACAACTCCTAAACATGAAACTTTCAATCAAAGACAGAATACACATCCCAAGTCTTTTCCCCAAAGCTGGGGACATGGTAACTTTAAGAATTATAGAAGACTTAATGGGGAAAACCAAGTTAAGCCAAGAAGAGATGGATGCTGTAGGGTTTAAAGCTAGTGCTGGTCAAGACGGGATGATTTCTTATAATTGGGATAAAGAGGCAGACATCGAAGTAGAGCTAACGTCTGCTGAACTAACTTTTTTGCAAGGTAGAATAAAAGAGCTTGATACAAAAAAAGAGATTCCTAGAGAAATGTTTGACTTATACCAGAGAATCAGCGAAGTTACGTTAGTTGAAAAGAAAGAAGAAATAAAACCTAAAAAATAATCAAAATGAACAAACTAAGAAAAGGCTTCAAACATGTAGAGCCTACAAAAAAAGAAATTATGTCTATGCCAAAGGCTAAAGCAAGGCAGTATCTAAGCAAAGAAAAGAAAGAAAAAGGGAAGGGAGAGCCTAAAGCATGGCATAAAGCTGAGATGAAGATACTTAAAAGAAAAGTTAAATAACAAAATAACAATGCCAACATTTAAACCAGATCAAGCAGAGTTACATATGGGGATACTACAGAATCGAAAGATAGACTTAGAGGGTAAACTAAGAGCCTGTATGTTAAGAATGGATCAAGAAGGAGTAGATAAAGAATCTATGGAACTTGAGTCAAACAGTATCAACCAGAAACTAGATGCTCTTGAAGCAGAACTTACAGAGTACGAAAATAAGGTCCTTGAACTAACAAAGCTATGACAGACAAAGAATGTAGAGAGAAATATAGTCAAATGAAGTTTACTAGAACTGAATTAAAAAAGTTTAAGCATACTCCTTTGAGTGTAGCATATAGAGAGAGGAAGTTCATGGTTACTATGCCAGACGGCTCAAGTTATGAAGATTCTACGTTGGCGGATGAGTAAAGGATGATTACTTTCGCCCCAATTGGCAACAAAAAACACGATAAATGCTAGGTTTATCAACCCAGAAAGATGATTCGCTCTCAAGTATGGTGTTACAAAAACCAATTCATCCACTCTAAAACTAAATTAACCAAATTGTAAAATGATGTTATCAGATATGCCAGCACACAAAGCAAGACTACTCGCAGAAATAGCAGAGATGGATAAAGCTATGGGGATTCCACAGCCAACACAAGGAGAGGGAATTGTTGGGGGATTATATTCTCTTGTAAATGAAGATGGAGAAATTAAGGCAGTCAAGGTAGACGCTACAACATTAGAACCAGCAAACACAATCATTCACGAGCCAACAAATATAACTTTCCCTGTTGGAGGTGATGTTGTCACAATAAAAGATGCTGAACCAAAAGCAAGCACTTCAGATGTTCTTGCTTGTTCTATATGTGGTAAAGAATGTAAAAACAACACAGGATTAGCAGCTCATATGAGATCACATAAATAAATACTATGCCAGCGGGGAGACCACTAAAATTCAAAACAGTAGAAGAGCTAGATATTAAGATACAATCATACTTTGATAGTTGCTTTGAAGAAGTTGTAGATGGGGAAGTTAAGAAGAAGAACCAAATAAAACCGCTAACTATAACTGGCCTTGCGATATTCCTTGATACAAGCCGAGATACCCTACTCGACTACAAGGAGAAGCCAGAATATTCCGACTCGATAAAAAAAGCCTTAGCGGTATGCGAAAATTACGCTGAGGAGAAGTTGTTTGGCAACAATGTGGCTGGAGTGATATTCAACCTCAAGAATAATTATGGGTGGAAAGATAAAACTGAACAAGACATTACGAGTGGAGGTAAATCTATAGTTCCTACGTTAGAACAGAAAGGAGAATCAGATAATTTAATCAATTCTTATCTTGGAGGAAATACAAAGAATCCTAATTAGTGGAGACCTTGTACAGAAACGATCAATATTTTCGTTTGTTAGAGACGACCCCATAGAGAGGGTTGTTTTTAAGTTTAACCTTTGGGCTAGATATTGTTTCCCTAAATACTTCTCATCACAAGATGCCCCATTCCATTCAGACATAGATAGATACAATTACACTATTTACAGAGGGGATTTGAATTCATTTGTAGATATAGCGTTTAGAGGTGCGGCGAAAACTGCCAGAACTAAATTGATGGTTGCGTATTGGATTACTAACGATCTTGACCATTATAGAAAATATATAAAAGTTTTAGCAGAGGATGGAGCGAATTCTCAACAGATAGTAACGGATATTTACAATATGATGGTTTCAACAAAAGTTTCAGCTATGTACCCTGATGTACTAGAGAAGACAATCGCGAAGAGAGAGGAAACAATGGGGTCATTTACTACAGCAACAGGAGTAAAAGTTGTTAGCGGAATAGTAGGAGCAGATCAACGTGGAGCCATACAAGAGGAGTCAAGACCTGATGTAATATGGTTTGAAGACTTTGAAAATAGAAAGACACTGCGGTCAGCTCGGAAAACTATTGCGGTATGGGACAATATGGAAGAGGCTAGAAATAGTTTGGCCAAAGGAGGAGGGGCGATATATACATGCAACTATATTTCTGAACAAGGTAATGTGCATAAACTTGTAACCAAATCATCCCCAAGTAAAAAGGTCCTTATAGTGCCAATAGAAAACGAAAGACACGAGCCTACATGGAATAGATATTCCAAAGAGGAAATAGCCCAAATGAGAATTGACGATGATGATTTTGAAGGAGAGAAACTTTGTAAACCATCAGCGTCAAAAGATGTGATGTATGATAGAGATGTTCTTGATGAAATGAAGGTGCTAATACCCATTAAAGAAAGTAACGGATTTAGGATTTATAAATCATTTAATCCTTCACATCGTTACGCAGGAGGAGCGGATATTTCAGGAGGAGTTGGGTTAGACTCGTCAGCATCAGTATTCGTAGATTTCGACACAATCCCTGCTCAAGTAGTAGGCGTGTTTGACAATAACATGATTAAGCCAGAAACATTTGGAGATGAACTAAACAGAGAAGCTGATTTGTTTGGAAGATGTTTAATCGCTCCCGAAAGAAACTACGGAACAGAGGCTATTTTGCGTTTAAAACAGTTAGACGCTAATTTGTACTGCCTACAGTCAAAAGACTCTAAAATCGAAACTGGGAGAGCTACAGAGTATGGGTGGCAAACTAACGCATTAACAAAACCTAAGATGCTGTTTGCTTTAGGGAAGGCCATAGAGGATGGACTAATAGCGTTAAATGATGAAAGACTTATAGCAGAATGTAAATCGTACACTAGAAATGACTTACTTGAGAATATAAAAGATCCTCGTTTAACCACAAGGCATTTTGATTTACTCATGGCGTGTGCGATTGCATGGCAAATGAAAGATTTTGCTATTGCAAAAAGTGAGGAAAAGGTGTATGATAATGTCGTGGATGATTATATTGACAAGTTGAAAGGAGAAACAGAACAGAAAGTGTGGAGCGATCACTTATACGACAAGTATTTCCAATAAGCAAGGATTCAAGGTTTGTCCTTAGATTACCTTAGCAAACTAACAATAGTTTTCTAATTTAATTCTATGGAGGACAACACAAATAAGCAGTTCATTGAGACAGGGTTCGAGGATAAGGCTGTTCAAAGTGCATTAACTTTAATGGGGAAGAATTCCACTATCCATAACAGACATGAAGGAATATGGAGGGCTATCCAACAGTTATTCGAGGGTGGATTTACAGTAATGAACCCTACAGGAACGAAGAAGATTACTTCAAAACTTCTATTACAGATTCTATGGAAAGTAGTTAATAAGATGAAGATCCCAGACTTTAAGATATACAAAGCTGGTCCTTTTGCGTTAAAGACCAAGCCAGAGGAAATCAAGGCAGAAGCTCAGACTAGGGATTGGCTAGAGCAAATCGTTACAGCTGGAGTTGCAACAGTTATGAAAGAGGGCAAGTTCTTACAATGTATGAGAGACAAAGGAGGAGCTTTTTATAAGTCTGCATTGTTTGGAGATTGTCATATACAGATAGGATATGATAACGACAACTCAGATTATCCTATTACGTTTAAAGTAGGTTCTCTTTCAGACTTCTACATGAATAATCAGTGTACAGATATACGAGATCCAGTTGGAGGATTAGGAGCTGATGAGATTGTGATTATATATCGCTACACTATGGATCAGTTCGATGCTCTATTCCCTAAGTTTAAGAACAAAGTTGCACCAGGAGAAATACCAAGAGCGTACAGATATAGAAAACAACTTGAAAAGACATGGCTACAAACTATTTACGATTCAGAGGATTTAATTGAAGTAGGATATAGAATCGGACTAGACAAGACATACACAATCTTTGCAGGAGCAGGATGTACAGTAATTGAGAAGCTTGAAGGTAAGGACTTCCCTTATATGATGGATAACAAGCCTTATATCCCGATTCTACATTTCAAGTTCTTCCCATCAAGTGAAGGCTACTACAATTATGGAATAGGACACATGGTGTACGATCTAGCAGTTATCACAGCACAGATGGATAACATGGCATACAACCATGCAGGAGATAACATATGGCCTATTTCGTTAGTAAATACGTCAAGCAAAGGTCCTAGTAAGTTATTCAATGAAATACTCAAGGCACATGAAATGAGGGCGGCAGGTGGCAAAGGATTTGTTGTAAGCGAGAATGCTCCAGGCCAAGGATCAGGAGTAACGATTGAGTCATTCCAAACACAGCCTATAACTCAGGAATGGGAGCGTGCGTTTACTAGACTTGAACAACAGATCACAAGAATGGGGTTCAGATTAGACATGCCAGACTTAGGGGCTAATCCAAACGAAATGAGCATTATGGCTGAACAAGAGGCTACAGATGCCCCTATTAAACAGATTATAGAGTTTAACGCTTCAACATTTGAAGAGGCAGTTAATTTCACGATGGAAGCGATGAGGCAATTTATACAAGATGACGATCAAACGCCGATCAATTCGACTGTAGATATTGAAACGGGAGATGTAAATATACCGATGAGAGGATTCCCATTAGGGTGGATTGCCAAGGAACTTAGAGATAATAAGTATTTCGTAGTAGTGAATTCAAGAGATGGAACAATTCCGAGTGGAGTTATGCAACAAGCTCAAATCTCAAAGACAATGAGTACACTTGCTCCAGGTACTCCAGCATGGAACAAAATGTCTATCAAACAAGCTAAATTGAACGGGCAGAACATAACTGAGGAAGATCTACAAATGGCACAACCTCAACAGCCAGCACCACAAGAAGGAGGCCCAGCAGCAACAACGCCAGCACCGAGTGAGACTACGGCATTAAATGCAGCACAACTTAAATATCCAAATCGATGAGAGAAGTAATCGAAAACAAAGAGAAAGCAGATACTCAGCGTCAAGCTGGAGAAACTGTCTATCCTTGTGAAGAAGTGCTAGGATCAATTAAGCCAGTAAAGGACTTTGCAGCATTCTACTCAAATCACAAAACAGACTTGGAAATAGTAAAGGCATATTTTCTTTTAGAGTATGTAGAGGCAACCTTATTCACTCCAGAACAATTAAATGCCTACAGAATGGGACTGGAGGCTATAGTGAAATTCTTTGAGAATAGCGAAGCAGACGTCAAATCATATTTGTTGCAAGCAGAAAGTAAAAACAAGGAAAGTGTAGGTTGACTTTTCGTGTGAAAGTACCATATTGTAATTGCTTTAAAACTTAACATATACCTCATGCCTAACGATCAGGACACCCAAGGCGATGAACTTCAGTTAGAAGTCATCCCCGAAACTGAGACTGTCGAAGGCTCTCAAGACACTCAAGAGAGTGAAGGAGAGACCGAGGACAACGGGCTTAATCTGGAAACAGACGAGCCTCAGGTTGACAAACTATCTCCAGCGGAGGAGAACGCAAAACGCCAAGAAGAAGCTTGGTTGAACAAGGTGATTTTAGGGAAAGCCCAAGTAGAGGAAGCCCCAAAATGGTTACAGAACAGACTTAATTCAAGGCTTGAAGCCACGAACAAAGTGCCTGCAACCGAAGAGCTAATTGAAAAAGCTCTTGCTAAGAAGGAGGCTGAAAGAGAATTTAAGGCTCGACAAAAGCAAATCCCTAAGCTTACACCTCAACAGGCTAAGGAACTGAATGAGAGATTTAATGCTCTCAGGCCAGCAGGAAAGGTTGTTGCGTTAAATGCTGCTCTCGATGCTATGGGATTATCCCAGAAAATCAGAGAAGCCGAAGAACGTGGAGTAGCGAAGGGTAGAATGTCCTTGCCTAAAAGCGGTCAACCGTCAGTTAGGAAATCTGAACAAGTAGTAGGTGGAGTTCCGTTAGACGTTATCGGTGACGACAAGAGATGGAATGAAATGATACGAAACGGATCCATGCCTCAAGCTTAGTCCAGAAAATAGCATAGCTTTGAAGAGGATAATTATTATTATCTAAATCAAGATTATGTCTAACAATATTGGACCAGATCTATTATCGCCAGCCCTCTGGTCAGCGAGAGTGCAAGTTCTTTTAAAGAACACACTTGTCGGTGCGGCGATTGCAAATACAGAGGAACGTACAGGATTAGTTTATGGTTATAGAGTACACAGACCATATACAGGAGATGTTTATGCAGTTACTTATACAAAGGGAACAGCTCCTACATTCCAAGATATGACAGCTACAGACGAGTATTTGGATGTAGACCAAGCAAAAATCATCCCTATGTATTTGGATGATATTGATAAAATCCAAAACAAGTATAGAACTCTAGACATCTATACAAATCGTATGGCGTACCAAATGAGGAACCAAATCGATCAGAAAGTGCTTTCAGAAGTTTCTAGTGCTCTTTTGAGCAACACGTCAGCTTATACTTTGGATACAACAAACGTATTCAAATATTTCAGTGAAGCAAAGGCTGCATTGTTCAACAATGGTGTTGAAGATACTAAGCCTTGGTATGCGGTAGTTGATGGAGATACTTTATCAACAATCGAGCAAACATTTGCTTTCAATGGATTTAAAGTATCTGATGATGCGTTAGTAAATGGATATGGAGTACAGTCATACGTGGGAGATTGGCAAGGCCTAAGAATGTTTAAATCTCAGAACCTTCCAACTTCAGTAAGTATTGTATTCACAGACGATCCAACAGCTGATACAACATTGATTATCAATGGAGTAACTTTCATGTTCAAGGCTGCGATTGGAACTGTTGCAGGAGCTATATTGATTGATGGAGGTTCTGATGTTGACGTAACACTTGGCACAAATGCAGTGGCTGCGATCAACGGAACAACTCCAGGATCAATTTACTACCCTCTTGCTGCAGCAGACAGAGCTAAATTAGCAGCACAAGGAGTAACTGCTTCTTACGCTGCTGGTTCAAACACTCTTACTATTACAGCGTTTGGGAAAATGGTAATCGGAGGTACACAGGACACAGGAACAGTAGGAACACAAACAATGTCTTTAATCGTAGGACAAATAGGAGCTATCGATCTAGTTCTTCAAAAAGAAGTAGAGACAGAAATCCTAAGAGTTACAGATGGTCGAAAAGGACAGAACATCACTACATTTGATCTTTATGGAACAAAGATGTTCAGAGAAGGAGCACAAAGAACCTACAAAATGACAGTCAATAAATAATTAACCACTAATTTTTATGGGTAAAATTTTAATCAGACCAGAACTACAGGGTGGTTGTACTGTCGGTGGCACTGAAGTAATAAGTTCTACTGGCGCATATAAAGGAGTCATTTCTACAACTAATATTACCGCAACAGGCAATACAGTTATAGGGGATTCCGCTAGTGATACAATGGCTATCAACGCCTTAACTACCGTTACTACTAATCAGAAAATTCAGTATAGAGATACTGGAATATACACGTATTCTAGTGCTAACGGAGTTTTTGACGTTGTATCAGATACAACTTTGAACCTTACGGGTGGAGCTGTAACATTTGCTGTTACAGCCTCTGGATTATCAGGAACGACTCTGATTTCAAATACAGTTACGTCTACATCAGCTACGCCTTCAAATGTACGGTCAATCATTGGAGCTGTTGTTGATGCAACAACTATAACATCTGGTCTTTTGACTGGTGTTAGAGGACTTGCAACAATAGCCAGTGCTTCTGGTGGATTCGTATATGGAACGCAAGGTAAACTAGCAGTAACGGGAACACTTAGCGGCTCAGTTTGGGCGGCTGGTTTGTTCGGACAGCTAGACATGTCTGCAGCAACAGTTAATGCGGGACAAGTAGCTGCAATTTGGGGTGATTGGGGAGCAACTTCTGGCACAGAAACAGATATGACTGGAGCTAGAGGTATTGTTATGACCAACACAACAGATGCTACTTTGAACGCACAAATATACTTATATGGTAAAGCTACCTATTTCGCAGAATTGGCTGGCCCTGGAAGCGTAGAAACTTATGTAGCTGCCGCTGGAACTTCCGCTGGAAGTGCTGGCGACACTTCAAAGTGCAACGCTACTAAGGTTTTGGCAATCTCGATAGATGGAGTTGCTCACTATATACCTGTATTCGCACAAAATACTTAAGGTCTTTTAGAGGGTTCAACTTCGGTTGAACCCTCACTAAAGAATTTAACAACAAAACTATGGATGCAATACTTCCCTCAACTAGATTCAAGGCGATTACCAAAAGTGATACAGTCCTTCAATCTTATGCTTGTGCAACTCAATCATCAGGAGTTGCAAAGCCTCTTACTGTAACTGGATTTAAGGCTATCTATGTAGGAGGGGCGGGTGATGTTTACGTCAAGAATGATGCAGGTACAAGTGTAGCATTTCAGAACGTACCAGCAGGCTCTCTTTTACCTATAAGCGGAGTCTATGTTACGGCAGCAACTACAGCCACAAATTTAGTCTGCGTCTTTTAACTATTAAGAAATGATAAATCAGTCAACAGCTATAGGAATGGGAACCTCCCATATATGGGGGCAGGACATTGAAGCAGCAGTACCGCCAGGCAGAGCATTGATATTGCTAGAGAGTGGAGATACGGATGGTCTTTTGCTGGAGTCAGGAGATTACTATTTACAAGAAGTTTAAATATAATATAACAACTTAAATATGGCAGATGCAAAAATTAGTGCGCTAACTGCGGATGCAGCACCTCAGGCGGCAGATTATCTAACTACTATAAGGAGTCCATTTGGCTTAGGGTCTAACAGGAAGGTCCTTTTGAGTACGTTAGGACTACCTTTAGGGATAGATGATCTCTTTCTCCCTGATGATAAGTATCTGAAGATGGGGAATGTACTAGCAACTCCAGATGCAATTTTTGGCTGGAATACTACTCAGACAGTCGATGCTGTTTATTTAGGCCTTTCAACAGCACAGAATACGTTTATTATTGCAGAGAAGGGAGATTTTGCTTATGACTTTGCTCATGGCGCACAAACTAATCCTACAGTTTACATACAATCAGCAACTCAGAGTGCTACTCAATGGGGTAGTTTTACTCATGATCAAACTGATTTCGTTATAGCGTCTGGCGGAGGACATGTAAAAGTTACCCCTGCTGCTAATTCAGGATTTAATGTTGTCGCTACGGACACAAGGACCACAGGAGCAGCTTCTTATGGAATGCTCTTAACAAAGACTTCCAGTGCGATTGTCACAGGTACAAATCAAAATCTTTATGGCATTTCTTCATCTGTTACAAAAACAGGATTAGACACATCAACGGACACAACAACCCTATACGGAGTATACGGATCCGCTTCAAACACAGGATCTGGCGATTTCGGGACTAGAATTACTTACGGAGGATATTTCACGGCTACAGGGGATGCCGCAGGCACAAGTACAACTTATGGACTCTACGCAACCGCAAGTGGAGCTGATGTTAATTATGCCCTTTATACAGCGGCAGGAGATGTTACAAACGTCTTAGCTGCTGGACAGAATGTTTATATTGACGCAACTTCAGCTGCTCATACCGAAACAGATGGAGCGTTGTTTATTCAAATGACATCGGCTACAAACCAGACAAAAGCATTACGAGTTCAGACTACAAATACGGCTCTTACGGGGACTGCTACGTATTATAGCGAATATGTTTCTATGACTTCATCTTCCGTAGTAACGGCAGACAGTCCGACTTTTATGGGGTCATATATCACTTGTAGTAAAACTGGTGCAGATACTACGGCTGGGACAGAAGATGTTTTTGGAGTTTATGTATTGGGTTCAAATACAGGTTCTACAGATGCAGGGACAAGAAGAACTTACGGAGGGTTTTTTAGTGCAACAGGCGATGCCGCAGGGACTTCTACAGCTTATGGTATCTATGCAGATGCTACAGGGGCAGATACAAACTGGGCTGGGTACTTTAATGGAGCGGTACGTGCAACATCATTAACCCTTGCTGGTACTATTACTGGAGCTACAACAGTCGCTCTATCTCAAGGTATTACTCAAACAACAACAGTTACAGGGACTCTCTACGATATGGTTCTTGAAACTGAATGGACTAATGGAACACTTATAAATGCTGATTTTGGCGGAGCTACTGTACAAAATGGGGACATGTTTGGAACAGTCTTTAACTTTAACGCTAATTTGGCAGGAGTTACCGACTTTGATGTTACTGGACATACAGTCAGCTTGCCTGCACTTACACAATCATCAGCAAATACAACAACATATATTGGGTGGAATTTAGCTACAGCAGGAGCGTTGGTTCAAGACACTTTAGCGGGAATAATAAATTGGTATGGGGCTAAAATTCAAATGCCAAATATCACACAGACTACAGGAGCAGTTATGTCTTATGGTCTTTATATCAACGGAGGGACTGTAACTTCAGGAACTCAATGGGCTATCGTAGTTGATTCAGGAGCTTCAAGATTTGATGGGGCCATTGTAGGCTCACAAGGAACAGATATAGCAAGTTCGGCCAATATCGCTATCCCTAGAGATGGGAATACTTTTGAGCTTACAGGGACAACTAAGGTTGAGCTTATCTCAAATATTGGGTATCAAGATGGGATGGAAATAACTCTTATAGCAAATGAGAACGTAACTATAGACCATGCAACGGCTACAAGTGGAACAAATATAACAATTTTACTAGCAGGGGGAGCAGATTTTGATATGACTGCAAATGACACATTGAAACTTGTTCTATCTACAACGACAGCAGGTGGACAAGCTTGGAGGGAATTGAGCAGGACAGCAGTCTAGAGATAGGCAGGAGTGAAAGACAAAAGTATAATGGTGGTGATACCATTTAAAAAAAATATCACATGGATAAATGCAAAGTTGAAGGATGTTCGTAGGGAATGGCGACATAGAATTTCTAAGGAAAAGATAACTGCTATTTAAGGACAATATAATATAATATAATATAATATGGCAAATAAAGGATACTTACTTCCAGATTCTAGTGGGAATGTGCCAATCACAGGCGCATTAAACTATCAAAAACAAGCCTATACGGCAGAGTATGACGATGGTAATTCAGGCACTGACGACACAATAGATTGGACGCTTGGGAATGCTCATAAGTCTACGCTTACAGATAACTGTACTTACACTTTTACAGCTCCTACAGGGCCAGCGCATCTTACTTTGAGAATGATTCAAGACGCAGGGGGAACAAATACAGTTGCTTTCCCTGCTACTGTGAAATGGTCAGCAGGCACAGCTCCTACATGGGACACCACAGGCAATAGAGAGAATTATGCTTTCTGCTACTGGAATGGGACGAATTACATTTGCTCTGGCGTAACAAATATTACTCCTTAAATATGAATAATTGGTTTAAACTAGATAAGATTACTGGACGTTTTATGCCTAAAAAAACATTGGCTGATGATAGAGATTGGCTGTATCAGAAATTTGTTATAGAAAAACTTTTATGGAAAGATTTCTATAAAATTTATAATCTTTGTCCAGCATTATTGAGCAATCGTCTCAAGAAATTTGGCATAACTCGAGCACGTATAGTTTGGAATAAAGGCACTAAAGGCGCAATGAAATCTAATTCAGGTACTTTTAAAAAAGGATGTAGGATTGGTTGCCACGATAATCACGCAAAAGGTGATAAAGCTTCCAACTGGAAAGGCGGTATCACCCCAGAAGTTATGAAGATTAGAAATTCTAAAGAGATGAAGGAGTGGAGAACGTCAATATTTGAAAGAGATGGGTATACTTGCCAAGAGTGTGGACAGGTAGGCGGCTCTTTGCACGCCGATCATATAAAACCTTTTGCTTATTTCCCAGAACTAAGATTTGATTTATCTAACGGAAGAACTCTTTGCATAGAATGTCATAAAAAGACAGATACTTATTTAAGAAAATTCGCAAAGACTTTTTCCCAAACTAATTATATCGGAAGCGGAGTAGTAAACGTAACCCCTTAAATATGCAAGTATTTTCAAAAGAATGGTTCACTAAACATCAAAGGAAGTTACTTTGGTTCGCAAATACATGGTTCGGGCGATATGTTTTTCGAATTCATGGAGACAGAAGCAGTATTAGAAAGAATAAGATTGTTAAGATAGACCCTAACTCAATAACATGGATTGAAAAGAGAAGTCGAAGGAAAGTATATTGTTCAACTGAGTTTCGTACGCATGACAAGTTTGCTAAACGTCTATATTATGCTTTTAAGCCAATTTGGCATGTAATGCACTTTTTTGACTGGATTGTGCTAGATAGGCTTGAATTAGCAAAACGATTCAGTTTCGGATTTGATACATTAACTGCTTATCCAGCAGCTGGTGCAGTTTCGCCTTGCGATGGATATGTAAAAAGAGATTCTGCGGCAGCAGGAGAAAATTTCGCCACTATCAGGGCAGGTGCTGGCACTACATTTAGTGTAGCTGGTGTAAATGCAAATGCAACCTATTTATGGGTTGACAATATAACCTCTGGCAACTTTAATAGTCTTTTTCGCGGATTTTGGCTTTTTGATACCTCGGGATTGACAGCTAGTGCAACAATTTCAGCCACAGTCCTTTCTTTATTTGGGGAAAATAAATCTAACGGACTGGGAGATGATTCTATCGAAATTGTAAGTGCAACCCCAGCGGCAACAGATACGCTTGAAAATGCAGATTATTCTCAAGTAGGGACAACTTCGTTTTCAAGCATAGCCTATGCTGATTTTTCAGCGACTGCTTATAATGATTTTACTCTGAGTGCTGGGGGTAGGGCTAATGTTAGTAAAACAGGTATTAGTAAATTTGCAACAAGAGGAGGCTGGGATTTATCGGGAACTTTCGGAGGTATATGGGGAAATGGATTAACAAGTAGATTTTTAGTAACAGTCTCCTCAGACGCAGGGGCTTCCCCTGATCCAAAACTTGTAGTTACTTATACTTTGCCTACTTCTGGTGCTGGTGTAATGGTAGGAATAACATTTTAAATATGGACAAAGAAACCCCATTTAAGAAGTATCTCTACAATGAGATAACAGCAGTAGTCGCCTTAATTAGTGTGGTAGTAGGAGTTATGAATTGGGTAAACAATCCAGACAATAAAATGTCTAGTTCTCTACAGTTAATTCAAAAGGACATTTCAATAATCAATAGTAATCATTTAACGCATTTACAGACGTACGCAGAGGAGATCAAGGAATTAAAAGAAAGAGATATAAAGTTTGATGAAAGATTAGACAGAATTGACACAAACGTAGCAACAATTTTAGCCTTATTATCTAACGCAGAAATCAAATGAAAATCAAATTAAAAAGACCACAAATCAAGATCAAAAAGCCAACTATAAAGATGGCTCCAAAGAAAGGAAAAAGTAAAAAATCATATACAGCTTAATTTAAAATAATATGTCAAACTTCCCAACAGTTGCAGAGGCTAGAGCAGAGTTCCTTAAAAGGAAAAAGGATACATCTGATGTAGACGCTATATCAGGTACGTTTTTACAATGGTGTAATTATGTAAATCGATATGCTTATAGGCAGTTCACTAACATAATGCCCGAACAGTACATCTCTAATCAGGTTTATACTACAACCCCAGGGACAGCCTCTTACGCATTACCTGTTACATTTCAAGACATAATTCCGCAAGGCACGGGACTTTATGAAATCTCAGCCGCTGGAGTTGATACTGATAATCGAGTTGCTACAACAAACTACGCCTCAACAAAGAACGGATTTTATATGACTTCTACAAATCTTGTATTTACGCCTATTCCAACAGAGACTAAACAATTCAGATTCAGATTTATCCCTCTATTGACTGATTTAAGTGCTGAGTCTAGCGAGTTTGTTATCCCCAAAAGATTCTCTGAACATCTTATGAATGCCTTAGATTGCGCTTATAATTTATGGGATGAGGATCAAAATTCGGAAGTCTTTAACGATGAGAGATTTATAAGAACAATGGATGAACTTGTTTCACTCATTAAACCTGATAGTCAGGCATTATTTCTACCAGATTTTACAGGAGAATATTACTATTAAATATGTTTCAAAGACATCGCATAAAACCAGCTAACCAAAGACACACTCAGTCAATTTCATTGATGGGAAAGGCAGGTCTTAATCTCAAAGACTTACCTGAGTTAATGGATCCAGCCTTTGCATTGAATAATGAGAATTACTTTGTGATGAACAACAGAGGTCTTTCAAAAAGAGGGGGGATTGTTGAGTTAATCACTGTTGCAGGGAATAAGGCTATTACGTTATTAGAATATTGGAAAGGATATTATATATTTGGATACGAAACAACCGTAGCGGCCTACAATCCTACAACGGATACAGTCACAAACATTAAGACTGATTGGGCTACAAACGCTGCATTCAGCGGGGCCGCTTATGGTGATTACTTCTTTGTGGGAAATACAGGGAATAAGATCAACTACATCACAGAGACAGGAGGAGTGTTCTCTATAACTGAGATTGCAGGGGCTCCTATGAGTGGGGTTATTCGAGCAATAGGCCCAAGGCTCTACGCTGGAGTTGATAATAGTATTTTTTACTGTCAGATTGACGATGGATCGGATCCTCCTTTTCAAACATGGACACCCGCAACCACAGCCACAGCAGGAGGCAAGGCTTCATTTAGAAATGCAGGAACAGTTAAGTCAATATGTTCTCTAGGAGATATTATCGTGGCTTTTTGTGATAATGGGAAATGGGCGTTTAAAATAACAACTCAAAATGATGGAACTGGAGTCATAGTCAAACTTGAAGAAGTAGTGATCGATAGAATAGATATGGGGGGAGCTTCAGGAGCTATCACTTGTGCTAAGGGCCTATTCTACGTTAATAAAGCTGGCTTATGGCAGCTTATATCATTAGGGCAGCCAAACATCCCTTATTCAGAGCAAGAGAGCTTAACGAGCATATTATTGAGTACAGATTACTTTGATGATGTGAACTTAGACAATTGCGACATAATCTATTATGACCGATTCAATACGATATTGGTGACTTGTGCCAAAGGGTCTACGCAGAACAATCATGTAATTGCTTACAATCCTGATGTTAAGGCGTTCTCTAAGTTTAGAAATTGGAATATTAACAGATGGATGAGTTATGCAAGTGAGATTTATGGAGCAAGTTCTGTTAAGACGACTTTATACCACTGTTTCTCAGGCAATTCAGATGAAGGGATTGATATTTCAGTTGATTACTTACAGGAGCTAAAGGCTGGAGATTTATGGACACGTCAGATGTTGTATGGGGCTTATATCAAAGGACTTTTACACAAAGAGTCTATTATAACTGTAGCTTATGACATTTATAATGTCAGAGGCGAGCCAGTTTCAAATAAATTAGTTTTTGAATGGACTCCTCAATATAGTATTCTTATAACTGATGGATGGGGAATAGCTGAATGGGGAAGGTCCCCAACTGGAGGGGATGTTGACTCATCAAATCTTATAGAGTGTTTTGCGGGAATGCATCAATTTATTAGGAATTTCCAAAGAATAAGAATTCACATAACAGAGGGAAGTCAAGTGTTCCATCAGCTAGATTGGACATCAATCGATGCTAGACCTAAAACAAGTATCAGAAGAAGAGATTTAAATTTAACTTCTAATCCAACTTAAACAATTAACTAAACAATATGACTTATACAGCAGCAACTAAATTAGGTTCACTTCACCACGTTCAATGGTCACTCCCAACGGCACCAAATCCAACTTTGTCAGCACCTTTGCCAAAAGGGCAAACAACTATATATTTCTCATATCCTTTGTACGATAGAACAGCAACAAAGATAACAGGGGATGTACTAATCGGGGTTAAAAACTCAGACTCTTATGTTGAAACAATGTACATAGGTACAGGAGGAATAGCAGCAGATGGACTTTCTGCTACGGTAGTTAGAGGAATTAGACTTGAGGGATTAGATTACACAACTGGAGATGCAACTTTAGAAGAAGATTTCAGTGCAGGAGATGCGGTATTTTGTAATATTTCAGGAGTTATTCAAGATTTAGCTGAAGCAGCAATCAAAGGGACTGTAGCAACAGGAGGTACAGGAATTACTATAGGAACTGAGCCTGGAGCTGGATCAGAAACAATAACTTTATACCGAACTACAACTGCAGGTGTAAAGAAGGGATTTTTCAGATGGTATGTAACATCAGGAAAATGCCAGTATTCAGACGATGGAACAACATGGGTAAATTCAAGTGACGTAAGCGCAAGTGACTTAGCCAAGGTGAGTGCAACTGATACTACAGCGGGATATTTAAGCGACAAACTCGTTAGTGCAACTGGTGGGATTGATTTTAATATAGTGAATCCAGGAGCAAATGAAACTTTAAACTTGAGTGTTGATCTTAGCGAAGCAGGAATAACAGCAGGACCTTTGGCTAGTGTAATTTCAGATGTTACTTCGAGTGCAGCAGAGCTTAACAAGTTAGATACTACCTCAGCGAATGTTACCGCAACTAATTTAAATACTTTGACAGCAGGAGCGGCAAGTGATGCTAGTACTTTGCATGTACATAGTTCAACGACTATTTCTGGGGTAGCTTACGAAACAATAACTATAGGACAACCAGTTTGTGAACTGCCTGTTGAATGTCAATGGTATACACAGCTAACAGAAGTTGCTACAAATTTAGGTGCCACAAACGGTACTAGAGGATTTTCTTACAAGTTCATCCCTACAAAAAGTGTCACCACTTTGGCAAATGTATATTTTAGAGCGGCAGAAAAAGTAAACGGGGCAACCAATTTGAGTAATCTAATTGTGACCATCCAAACGGATACCGCTGGGAAGCCAAGTGGAACAGTAGTTACGAATGCAACCTCTACAATATCGCAAGTTACACAGAGAACATGGAATACCACTCAAGCAACAAGAACAGCGGCTTTAGCTGGAGCTGTAGCTTTAACTGCTGGAACTACTTATCATTTATGTTTTATGGTATCTGGAACAGATGCGGCAAATTATTTAGTCATAGGAGATGCATCTTCTTACGATGAAAACTACCTCACGTTCTCCAGAAACACTTACGATGTTGATGCTGGAACATGGGGAAACGGATCAGATGTTTTACCTGCTTTCTTCTGGTTTGATGTTAAGGTTGGGAATGGACTAGTGCCAACTGATGCAGATTTTGGAGGAAGAACATGGGGATTTAAAGGGATTGCCACAGCGGGATTTGCAGCTCAAGCAACAGCAACTTATTATGACAACATTGTTCCTACTGGAATAATATCGGGGTTAGTAGCTGATACTGACTATTATATTTCTGCTAATGCTGGAACATTGACTTCTACAATCCCTGGAGGATTATCTGACTTCCCTTATAAAATCGGGACAACCTACATGGATTCTACTGGAAATGTATTGCTAAAGATAAATAAAGGAGAGAAGCAAATTTGGGGAACCCTAGCTCCTACTGGAAGTGCAACAACTATCCACCAAGTTATTACATGGTTTAATCCAAAAACCGTAGAAATTTATGGAGCGTATGCTTCAGAGGCTACAATACTACACACTACTATTAGTGGAATTTATGATGGTGTTAATAATTACCAAGTAAACTCTGAAGTTAATTCGGGGGCAAACAATGCCCCTACATTAGATACGAGTTATTCTTTTGGAGGTAATGGCTTTGGAGGAAAGACATGGGGAGGAGCTGGGAGTTCACCTACGGCTGCTGGATTTACATATACCGTAACAAAAACATCCACTCCGTCTGATTATAAGATAATTTATAAAGTAAAAGCATAACTTTAAAATATGACAACATCAAATACTCCGAGAGGAGGATTAACAGCCGCACAGATAGCGGGGAGAAATAAACTTAGAGCGACTACTCCTATAAAGCCTGTTGTGACTAAAACAACGCCAAAGACAACAACTATAAAGCCTATAGTTACACCAGGAATGACGACTACTAGGCTGCAGGCAAATGTGAATCCTACAGTCCAAGCTCCGATTGGGCCAGGGAGGATGGTTAATCCTGCACAGATGCCTGACGGAGCTAAATCTGGAAATTGGATAGATAAAGGGCTTCAACCTAGTAATTTGGGGGCGTTTATAGACAAAAATCCTGCATTGTCGGGGACTCCAGGAGTTGCGCCAAAGGGATTATTTACAAACAAGACAACAGGAGGATGGTATAACACACAGGGACAAGAAGTGTATAAGAATAAGAATCAGCATGGAGAATACGAGACTGTTCAGAAAGATGCTCAAGGGAATATGATCCAACAAGTGCAAGACGAATATGGGAATTGGGGAATCCCAGATCAATCTGCTCCGCAAACAGATTTAGACAAAGCATGGTCAAAAGTTAGGGGTTCATATACAGATCCTGCTAAGTTTGTTGAAGATAATCCTGAGATAGCTTCAGCTTTAGGACTCGATACTGAGAATATGCCAACTAGCCTAGACGAGTATCTAAAGAAGATGGCCGAGTCAAAGGCGGCTGATACTTCTTACTCAGAAGGGCAAAATGCAATCGCAAGCGAAATAGACCAAAGCCAACTCGATACAGCTCGACAACAAGGACAGTCGGCTATTGCGGGGACTACAGCACTTATGGCTCAAGGGCGGGAAGGAGTTATGGGGTCAAGTAAACCTCAAGTCGTTGAACAATTTAGGGCAACTACTGAAAAAGTGATGCACGAGAACGAGTTAAGGGTAAAATCAGCTCAAAATGCCAGAGATAAAGCTGTACGAAAGTTGAAAGAAGCTCAAGACCAAGGAGATTATAAAGCGATACAGGCTCTACAGGATGATGTTAATAATGCAGAAGCTTCAGTACAAGAGGCAAGAATTGCGGAACAAAACGCTGCTAATTCGGCGGTAGATTCTTATACTAAATTAGCTGAATCACAAGCAAGTATTGCACAAACAGAGGCAAATACACAGAAGATCCAAACTGAGACTATACAGTCGAACTTTACGGCTATGGGGGAAAGTGCTTCCACTCTTAGCATTGGAGCTTTAACTACAATGGCAAATAACGCAAATATACCTTACGGACAGGTTGTAGCCATGCGAGACATGGCGGTATTGACAGCCCAGTTGGGAAAAGCTAAATCTCAAGGGGAAATAGATCAAATAACAGCAAATATAGCCAAAATCCAGAAAGATACTGAGTTGGCTGGTAAGCCTGCGGAAGTATTAACCTCAGAGTGGTATTTAGGATTACCAAAAGATCAGCAAAATAAGATACTTGAATATAAAAACGCAGGTTATCAGTTTATGCAAATAGACAATGGGGATGGAACAAAGAGCGTAATTGCAGGGAATCAAGCTACTGGAGAAGGCGTAAAGGTTTATGACGGGAGTATAGCAACTGGAGGCGAAGGAATAACCATGGACATGATTGGAAATCCACCAAAGAGCGCAGGAGGCACAGGTGGAGGCTATGATTATGGAGATACTTCATTTATCACAGCTGATAATCAGAAACTTGCAAACGGCAAGATAGGAACTCCAGGTGTAGATATAGGTGGGAATATAGGAGATCCAATACCTGCTGTAGTTGGAGGAAATGTAACAAAAGTAGGATTTAATGGAGGATATGGTAATCAAATAGTCATCGAGAGCAATGGAAATAAATACTACTACAATCATTTGGAAGGATTCAATGTTGAGGAGGGTGCAACTGTAACCGCAGGGGATATTATTGGAGCTATGGGGTCTACAGGTGTAGGGAAGGATGGTAAACCTACTTCTACAGGCCCACATCTTGATTACAGAGTACAGGATGCTAATGGAGAATGGATTGATCCAAAAACTACGTTTGGAACTGGGAGTAGTGGAGATGGTCTTTATTCAAAATATTTGGGGATAGCAAAAGATCAAGGATTAACAGGAGAAACAGCAAAAGAGTTCGCTAACGATCAGGTAAAATTAGCATATACTCCTATGAATATGACACAGAGTGCAGCGTATGACGCTTATGCTATCATGTCAAATGAAAACAAGTCGTATAGCACTATTGTCGAGGCTCTTGGGCCAACAGAATTGGCAGATGCTATGGATTTTGTAAATAGGGAAATAAAAAACGATACCGCATTAGCAGATGCCATCAATCAAGTTTCAGCTGGGGATCTTAGTAGCGAGGCTCAGCAAGCATTGATGAGTGAAATGAGATGGACTGAATCATTGTTAAGAAAAAAATCAGGGGCAGCCATAAATGTTAATGAGTATAAGGCTTATGGTAGACAATATTTCCCAAGACCAGGAGATAGCCAAGAAACCATTGATGCTAAGGCTAAGAGTAGAGAAATCGCTACTCAGTCAATGTATGATGAAATGGGGCCTTATGGCCAAAGAGTGATTGATGAATCTAATCAGAAGAGTGAAGAAGAACAACTATCAGGACAATCTTATGAGGAAATATTGCAATCAATGTGGGGACAATTTCTTGATCCTGTCACAGATGTAGGCAGTAAATATGACTTAACCAACTAATAATATGACAGTTCTTACAGACTTTATAAAAACTAATCCACTAGGAGAAAAGCTCGTAGCGAATGAGGAGGCTAAACAAGCTCCGACTTCGCAGTCCTTTACTCCTACGCCTAAATCTCAAGGCCCTAGCATGATGCCTACAACAGCAGAAGAATTAGACAAGAATTTAGGGATAATGCAAACTAAAGGAGCTACGAAACAACAAATGCAGGCTTATTATGATGCGTTTAAGGCTCATAGACAGACTGTAGCAGCTCAAAATCTATCAAGTACAGGAGTAAAGACTGCATTAACGGCGACAGCAGGAGCATTAGCAGCTAAATCTCAAGGGAAACTCGAAGGGGTTGAGCCATATCAGGCTCCTGTTGAAGATACTGGTCATCCAGTTTCAAATCTCATAGAGAAAGGGACTGAGGCTATTGGTAATATCCCTTATGTTGGAAAACCTTTAGAATATGCAGCAGAAGTTGCAACATTCCCCGTAAAAGCAGGAGTTGTTGGAACGGAAGCAATGGTAGGAGCTGGAGTTGAAAGTAGTAAGAAAATATATCAAGCAGTAAATGATTATGCAGATTTTCTTTCATTTAAACCTGGAACTGAAAAGAAAGGAGTTGAAGGATTGAGCAATTTGGTCAGTGGAGTTTTAGGTATTATGACTGCTCCTATTGCTGGAGGAATTGAAGCAACAGGAGAAATACCAGGAGTAGGAGAATATGCCCAAAAAGCAGTTGAAACGGGAGGTGCGGTATTAACCCCGTCTACATATACAGATAAGATTGCAGATAAAATTGCAGAGAGTAAAGGATTAACAGAAGGAACTCCAGAATATGAACAATTCATAAAAGACGTTAAAGAACCTTTGGGGAATGCTGCAAACGTATTGGGTCTTTTACTTGCTCCTAAAGCTGGGAAAGCAATGAAGCCAACTATCTCGGAAGCCAGTGAAGCATTTAAAACTCTCAAAACTAAAGTATCTCCAGATGTTGTAACCAAAAGAGCAACGGAACTTCAAAGTGTTATAGACCAAAATAAAGCACTAAGAAACTATGTAGAGAAGCAGAATCTTAGGGGGATTGACGTTAAAGAGAATATTATTAATACAGACTTATTGCAAGGGGCTGTAGACAAAGAAGGGGTTATCAGAACTAAAGGAGAGGGTGGAGCAGTTTCTCAATATAAAGAATTCTTAGCTCCTCAAGAAAAGGTAATCAGTCAAACGTTAGATAGGGAAGGGGCTAAATTATCTTTACCCGAAGTCGAAAGACAGTTAACAGAATCCATAATGGACAGTTCTCTTGAAGGGAAGGCTTTAACTAAGGCACTTGCTGATGTTAAATCCGAAATCGAAGGATATAAATTAAGAGCAGACAAAGATGGCAACGTTCCAGTTTCTCTCATAAATGATGCCAAAATTAGTAAATATTCTGGAATAAACTACCTTAGCGATACTGCACAAATTGATAAGATTATAGCTAAGTCTTTGAAAGAGATGGTTGAGAAAAATACGAAATCGGCAGATGTAAAAGCTCTAAATGCTGAACTTGCAAAACATTATGCAACTATAGATTTTCTTGAGAGATTGGACGGCATTAGAGTAAAGGGAGGAAGATTAGGCAAATACTTTGCAAAAACTATAGGAGGAATAGCTGGATCATCTTTAGGGCCTGTAGGGGCTATTATAGGCGCAGAAATAGCGGGAGCTTTACAGGGAAAAGGATTAAGCAAAACCTTTGGGAAAGGGGTGGGAACAACGTTAGACCAGTCGCCTTTAATGAAATCAATATTAAAGAAATCTCAATCGTCATTGAAAAACGAAGGCGCTCTAAAGATCAACCAAAGTACTACGGCTAATCCAACTAAAAATCCCATAAAGTAAGTTAATTACAAGAATACTATATACCACGAATTAAACTAAAAGTCAAATGATCTTTAAAAAGTAGGCTGATAAAAGTATTGCGTATTTATGCATTAAGTATATTATTGCGTAAATATCCAATAATATATAAATATGAACTATCTCGTAAAGATTGAAGGAAAAGAGCCGATGACTTCTACGTTAATAATTGCAGACGGTATGAAGTTAGAACATCGAGCAGTTATGGTGCTTGTGAATAAATACAAAGAGCGGCTCGAAACTAGGGGGGTTATGACATTTGAAATGTCGAAACCCACGAAGGGAGAAAATAACGGTAGACCAGTAAAATATGCTTTAGTCAATGAATCGCAGTTTCTATTTCTAGTTACATTGATGAGAAATTCTGAGGTTGTTTTAGATTTTAAAGATAAATTGACTAAGGAATTTATAAAACAGCGTAAGTTGATAGCTCATCTCCTTACCCAACGTCAAAATCAAGCATGGATAGAGCAAAGAGAAATTGGGAAATTGAATAGAGCCGAAGAAACAGATACTATAAAAGAGTTTGTAGATTATTGTGTGGCTCAAGGTAGTACATCTGCAAAAATGTATTATTCAAATATTTCTAAAATGGAGAATGCGGCATTGTTTATGCTTGAGCAAAGATTTCCAAATGTTAGAGATGTATTATCGGGTCAACAATTACAGATTATAGCGAGTGCAGATATAGCAGTAGCGAAAGCGTTGCAATATGGAATGGAACAAAAAATGCCATATAAAGAGATATTTCAAATGGCAAAGGACAGGATTATCCAGTTTTCAGAGATAGTTGGGAAAAGTCCAGTTCCTATACAAGGAGCATTAGTACGAAAATCAGCCGAACTTTTAAATACCTAGAATTCTATGGATTTATAAAATGACTTAAAATAAACAATTTAACCAAAACTAATATGGGTTGCAAAAAGAAAGGTGGAAAGAAAAAGTAGACAATTCCCTAAAAAGAGAGTATAAGATAATTAACAAATAACTCAATTCACTATGGAACATCGAATTGACATAGACAAACCCGATTCCAGAGACTATGTCGCATCGTATATGTTAGGAGTAGATAACACTCTCCCGCCTCTTGAAGTTAAGTTGATGACAAAAGCAGACGATCAAAAGGCTACCCAACATTGCACGACATATTCAGTTTATCACGTGGGCCGTATTTTAAACGAAATAGAACGTCAAATGAAGGGGGCTTACTTACAAGGTGATCCTGAGCAAGGATGGACTTTACAATTGAAATATGGTACGGGTAGTGAGGAGAAAGGGGACTTTGTACAAACAGCTTTAAAGTCGATAAAGGATAACGGACTTCTCTGTAAGGAGGGAACTTTTAAAGTAGATTCATATGCTAAAATTGACCATGACAGTATAAATTATTGGTTGGCTAGAGGATTTCCTGTAGTGACTTCTTCCGCTGTTACAAAGACGAACTTCCGGACTGCTACCTTTGAGAAGAATGAAGGGGTTTGGAGTGGGTTAGATGGCGATAAGATAGGAGGACATGCCTTTGCACTCGTAGGTTACAAAGACGGGTTCAAATGGGCTTTAAATTCGTGGGGTGATA